GTAGTATCTTCATTACCTGTAATCTTATACATATTTGGTATAATGATTTGTCCACCTACCATATTTTGTGTGAAACCCCTATCCATATCATCTATATCAAATTCTAAAATGTGTGGTTTTTTTGAATCAAACTTAATTCCACCACTATTATTTTCTCTGATTGGATTATATTCAATCATTTGCCCCATTTCAACAAAATCATTTCTATATTCTTTATTACTAATATTCTTATCTAATTCTAAAACAAACTCTGTTCTGTCTGGTGATGAATCTACGATTGGATATTTAAATTCTTTAATAAAAACTTCTTCTCTTTCTCCTTTACTTTTATCTTTACCTAAACTCTTGAAGAATTTTATTTCATTATTAATAACTTTTCTTTCTACTTCTCGATTATAAACTGCACCTTTGCCATCTACATAAACGGTTCTTTCTCTACCAGCAAGTCTTCTTAAAAATTTATAAGTTACATCATACTCGCCGTCATAAAAACCTAAATCTCTTAAATGTTGTCCTACATTAATATCAATGAAATCTCCGTCTTGTTCAAAATTAACTTCGTTTAATCCTAAAACTTTCGTAACAATTAGATTTCCTGATAAGTCGTAAACGTGTAACACCATAAAGTCATTTATAGCATCTCTACCAAAGCTACTATAAACTTTGTTTGGAGCTACTAAACTACTTCTTTCTTTTTCTGTAAATGAATATTCTTGTGCCATCTTTAAGTATTAAAAACATATGGCAAACCAAGTTTTAACCATATCTCTTCTCCTTTTTTTGTAAAATATAATTGTCTATTAATAACATCATCATAACGATATTCTTTCATTTGTTTTTTCAATGAACGATAATTTCTAATGTGGTCACGACCTGAACCTGGATATTTCTTTTTACCCTTTTTTCTAAATAATACCGGCTTTCTACTTTTTTCTTGTCTAAACTCTTTCCACTCTGCTGATGCTTTTTCTTTTTTTGCTTTACCCTCTGTATTAAAAAAGTTCATTAAACTATTGTGTAATTTTTCTGTTGATACATCAGCTGGCATTTCTTCATTATGATATTCATTCATAACTTGAATTAAATAATCTCTATTTCTCATTTGGAATTGGACTGTTGAACTACTTGCCTTTGTAGTGTCGTCATCTGTTTCTGTTACACTATCTTCTAATGGTTGGAAGTAATAAGTAAATTCATTATTTACTTGTGTTGTAAAGTAATATTGTTTATTCTCTAAACGAACTTCTTCATATTGTTCTTCTAATGAGATTCCTGGTGTTGAACTTTCAAATGAAATTAATACCCCGTCTTCATCTCGTAATGGTGAATTTGCATCAACTGATGATGATATCTGTTGTTGTTTTTTTAAATCTTCAATATGATTTTGATATTCAAGTATATCACCATTAATAATATTACTGTAATGTTTAGATTTTTTTTCTGCGTCTGATGGCAAATATGGCATTGTTGTTACCTCGTTACTCTAAATTCAAAGTCATCGTCAAAGTAATTTATTTCTTCACTTGATGTTCCACTACCACTTACTACTTTGACACAAAAACGATAATTCCTTTCTGCTTGAAATCCGTTCATTTGAACTCTAAAAAAGTTACCTGTTGTATCACAACTAATTTTTGAACCACTACCAAATGGAACAATTACTTCTTCTGTTTCTGCATCTCTAACTGAATAATATGCAGAAGCACTTGGTAAATATTTAATAGTAAGTTCTCCTGGTGTTGCACTAAAACTTGATGAAGGATAAAGTTCTCTACCTACAACTCTGAACTTAACGATTGATTTTTCTTTGTATTCTGTTCTTAAATTTTTAAAATAAACTTTTAGATTTTCTAAATCTGTTGAAGCTAATGCAGATAAACTACCTGTTGACCAAGAACTATCGTCCCACTCGGCCTCTAATTTAGGTGGATAGATTGTATGTGTTTCTCTTGAGAAATATTTTAAATCTCCTAAACGAGTTCCATCACCCTCTTGTCCAGAATTATAATCAAAACTTGCTGTTGCTGGATTGTTTCCATAAGAACCACTATCTTCTCGTTTAACTATAAAGCCGTTATTCGGATAAATAGAACTTGAATAAACCCAATTCTTAACTAAATCAGTTACATCTGCTCTTATATCTTTCTTATCAAAAGTTAAATCGTATGAAGCACTAACTCCATATTCTTGTCCAGAAGCGTAACTTGCTGTAAACCAAGTACCCCCATCAGTTAATACTGACCCTGTAACCCAAGGCGTTTTTGCCTCGTGGTCTCTGTATTGATAACTTACTCCGTCATCTGTTGTTGGGTCGTGATGAAGTTTACCTGTTCCTTGTTTCCAACTACCACTAACCATATAAATATGTATTGGTTGTTCTGCTTCTACTTCTTCTGATGTTGCATCAAATAAATTTAGATAAAATTTTGTTGTTGATGGCATTTTTCCGTCAACTATTGATTGAGAAATGTAAGATATATCAAAGTCAATTAATATTCTTGATACATTTCCAACTGAACTATTAGCGTTTACGTCTTTATTAATTTCTAATATCTCATCTAATCCAGTATTAATGGAAGCTGTTGTTCCACCTGAATAAATGGTTGCATCTCGTTTTCCAAATTCAAAATAATGCATTATCTATCTCCTACTACTTTACCCTCAATATCACTATTAGGGAATTTTAATTCAAATATACTTGGGTCTAATGAAGGATAAATTATACCATCTCTTGATGCAGTGTCCATATCATAAACATTACCACTATAATTGTCCGATGCTTTGTGTTTGTTTTCAATCAATATCAAATCTTTTCTTGGATTATTGACTTCTGGTGGAACAAGTGATACCACTCCCTCTACCAATGAAATTTGATATGCTAAATCAGTTAATACAATAGGTTGATTCATTTGCCATTTATCTGGTGAAAAGAATTCTTTTACCTTTTGTATTGCTCTGAATAAAACATCATTTTTGTTATATCCTCTCTTTGTAATAATATTAAACTTGACACCAATGTTTATAATGTATCCGTCTTTAATATTAATTGCATCTGTCATAACTCTGTATTGTGAAAGATACATTTTTAAATTTTGTTTTACTGCTGTATTTAATTGAGTTAATTTTTTATTCTTATTATATCCTAAAACATATAGATTAAGTGCTAAAGGATTATTTTTTACAGTAGTATCGTTATATCTTGTATCAATGACTTGCCCGTCAATAACTTGTAATTGACCAGTTGTTTCTAATTGTTCATCTTGAACAATAAATGCTTTTGCAATATTACCATATTTTTGTGGTAATGAATAACATCTTGTAATATAGTCTGCTCTTGTTACTGCTCTATTTTGTGACATATGATATGCTGATGCGTTCTGTTTTATTTGTGTAAGAGTTTCTTGACTTGCACCACCTGATGCTGGTTTGTCATTTGTAATCTTTATACTATTTTCAGAAGCTGCTTTCTTTGCTGCATCTATTCCTTCAGTAGCAATATTGTATGTCTTTCTATTAAATGAAGTAATACTATTAGCAGGAACATTATGTTCTACTGCTCCACCAAAATTATAATTAACTGTTAATGTAGTAGAACTTGGTGCTAACCCAAAAGTTTGTGTCTTTAAAAAATTACTTGGGTCAAATGATTCATCTAATCTTGAAACACCCATACCTAATGATGAACCAACATTATCTGGATTTGGAATTATTTCTTCATCTGCATTATCACTAATGCCTGAACCAAATCTTAGTTCCATACGATTATCATCACGAACTTGTGTAGTAAATCGTCTTGCTGTTTTAATTAATTTTAATAAATAAGGTGTATCATTTTGATATTGTGATAAAGCCGGGTCATTTAAAGTTGTATTTTCCTCTGATTCAAATACAGTATCTTGTGCCAAGAAAGGAACTTCATACCAAGTATTGTTATTACTATCAGTTACCGAAACAATCTCTGTAACTTTTTCGTTTGATAATACTAATTTGTCAAATTCTTTTGCATTTGCAAATGTAAAGTCTTCTGATTTTCTTTCTCCAGATAATGCCAATACCTTTTTACTTAATCTAAAAAGTGTTGGTGTTGCACCTGATGCAGGTTCTAATAGTTCAACATCCATTCTATCTAATGAACTTGAAGCTTTGAAATTTACTGAATCTAATAATGTAAATTCTACACCATCAGCTGACAATGCAGTAGAATTTGCAGCTAACTCACCAGCGTAATCCAAGTCAGGTTTATAGTTTGAACCACCCGGTGCGACTGCTGCGGGAACTTCAACTGAAACGGTTAATTCTACGGTTGCTGGTGTTGCCAATTTTGGTTTATATCCATACGATTGTGCAATCGCCAGAATATTTTTTCTTTCTTCTGCGTGATGTAACATTGTTTCTCTGAATTGATTATCTACATAATAATTCAATACATCACCAACATAAGATGCCATTTCAACAAACATCATACCTGGTGATGCCTCATTGAAGTCATTATATTGAGTTGGGAAATATGATTTCGCAAACTCAATCAGATTGCTTCTTATATCTGTAAAATCTCTACCGAGATATTTTACTTCTTTTTTAACTAACTTTTTATTTGTACCGTAATCTGGCATTTTTAATCTCCAATTCTAAAATCAAAATTTAAAACTTCAATAGTATCAGGATTTAATGGAACTGAATACTCAACTGAAATTTCAACAAGATTTTTATCCTGTGTTGTAAAAACATTATTAATATCAATGTATGGTAAGTGTGTATCAACTGCTGAACGAATTGCTTCTTCAACTCTATCAGGAATATCTTCTCCCTGTTCAAACACAATAAACTTTAATTGAGAACCAAATTCTGGTTGAAATATTCTTTCTCCAGGTGTTGTTAATAATAAATTTCTCAAATTAGCCCTTGATTGTTGTAGTATAGTTTTTGTCTTGTAGAAAAAACCACTTGGACTATAATCTAATGGAAATTCAATTCCAACATATTTGTCATCATTTCTATCTATTTCTCTTACACTTCTTGCCATTGTTTACCTTTATGGTCTGAAATTATCTTCACCACTTTTCTTTTTATTAATTGCTTTCATTAAGCCAGAATAATCACGAGTCAATGCGTTTTGAACTTCTTCAGGAACTGCATCTACTGCAACACCTGCTTTTTTGATTGTTTGAACTGCTCCGACTTCTCGTGCTTTTTCTTTATTCTGTCCTCTACCTAAGTCTCCATAACCCAATACTTCTGCCATATTATCACTACCTAATACTCCATCGCCCAATGTTGGATATTCTTCCATACCACCACGACTTTCTTTTGTAGTTAAAGCATCCGTATTATTCAATACTTCGTTTAACGCTTTGTTTTTCGTGTATTGTTTTTTAGGTTTTTGTTTTAATACTTTTGGTTTTGGTTTAGAAACCACTTCTGATAATTTGATTTCTTTTTCCTCATTAATAAATATCTCGCTCAGTTGTTTTTTGACTTCCTGCCTGACAACTAATTCAATTATATTTTTTAATTTATTCTTGTTCATTTTTACTCCTAACTTGTTTAAATAATTTTTGATAATTTCTGGCCGCATCGGCTGAACCTGCTTTTTCTTGAAGGTCTGCCTGTGTTGTAGTAAATGTAGATGTTCCACCGCCATCTACAAATCTTTGAAAGTCTGCATTACTTCCTTCTGTTGCCCTTAATATATCTTGTGCTCCTGGTAAATCTGAAAGGTCTTGTCCCTGTAATGCTGCTTTGGTTGCACCCTTACCACCTTTATTAATAGCGGTTTGAATTTTATTAGCTTTCTCAACTGACTTTGACCAACCCTCTTGAAGTCCTTCCAATCGTTTTATTTCATCATCTGTGATATTAGATATATCTTCTATGACACCTGTAAATCCTGCAGGTATTGGAAGTGCTGCTATTATATCATCAAGCTTTTGTGATTCTAATTGAGTATTACTTAAAAATTCAAAATTCTTTGTTGCTTCTATAAAATTTTCTGCACCCTTTAATCCCTTTACAATTTTCTTTATTCCCATAGGACTTGGTAATAAAGGAACACCTGCTACTAAACCTTCAAATGCTTTTGTTGCTCCCATTACTTGTTTCAGAAATCCAGCCATATCTAATTGTGGAAAAAATACTCCGTCTTCCATTGTTTTAGTTTTAATTACACCCTTTACTCCTTGGCCTGCTATATCATTAATAATTTCACTATTCTGTGGTTTAAAAATAATTTTATTATCTGCATTAATATGAACATCTCCATCAACTGCATTAATATGAACATCTTTTTTTGCAAATATACCAACTACATCTGTCTTTGCATTTATAATTACTCTATCAGAATCAAATACTAATTGTGGTTCTTCATAATCTCTTTCTGCTATCCAAGTATTTGCTGGTTCTGAATAATCAACAAATTCTTTTGTTGTCAAATATATTGATGATTTATCATCTAATAAATCTTCCTCACCTGATTGTAATCCAGCAACTAATTTAATATTAGATGAGCGGTCATATTTAGTAAGAAGGTTATCTGTTAAATTTCCATCTTCTCCAATAGTATTTGAAATTTGATTACTACCTAAACGAATTGTATTTCCAAAACGTCCTTGAAAAATAGTATCTCCCTCATTAGCAAATAATCTCTGTGGTGCTACATTTTTATAATAAGTTCCTTGTTTCCAATCTTCAAATTTTCTCAATGAATTTAATACTTGTTGGCCTGATTTTGCAGTATCAATTGCTCTTTCTTCATCACCAACTCCTGTATTAAAATAAGAATTATTTACCAAAGATGCATTTTTTGCAACTCTTCCTATATAGTGTGGTGTTTCACTTCCTATTGTATAGCTTATACCTAACCACAATTCACCAACAACTGGCTGTTGTAATATATTAGGATTTAATGGTTGAAAGTCAATTAGGGCACCTGCATTCTTTTTATGTTCATACCCAATATATCTACCCTTTACGATACCTGGTTCTTGAATAGTTCCATTATCACGAGATATGTCCATTACTTCAAAAACTTCCAATTCATAAAATTGTGAAACTGTTGATATTTGTTTTAGGATATCAAATAATTCATTTCGGGTAACATAGTTATTGTCACCTTTTCTACTTTCTTCTATACCACCGCCGGTTTCGTGGACGACTGTATGTGCCATTTAGTTCCCTTTTTTAATAGATGAATCTATTTCATCTTTTTTGATTTGTAACTCTTGAACATCACCTTCAATAGCATCCATAAGTTGTTGTTTCTCCGCGTCGGATAAACCAAACTCTTCTCCACTATCTGATACTCTTTTTTCAGCTGCTGTAATTCTTTGAACGATTGTTGCTAACTTAACAAGTTGTTCGTCGTTCTTAACATTGATTTCTAAATACTCTTTTAACATAGGGATAATCTGAACGGCTGTATCTCCGTCCTTGATAAATCCAACCACCTCTTTCATCAATACTTCTAATTGTTGTTTATTGGTTTTTGAATTATCGTATATGTCCTTAAAGACATCTGATAGGGTTTTTCCCTTGAATATTTCGTAATCGTTTGACATAGTTTTTACCTAACAATAAATATACAATAGTCAAAAAAAGGGGATATATATTTATATACTAACTGATTTTTGTTGGTTTTGCTTATAGTTATTATACGACCACGAAATATGTGGTTATTATGTTAATAAAAAGGGGAAACTAAAGTATGAAAGATACTATGAAAATGATAGTAGATATGGTAGCAGGTCTTAAAGATGTGTTATTATCTATTATCGGCCTGGGAGTTCTCGTTCAACTAATTTTTGTTGGGGGATTCTTTGGTATGGACATTATTGGTAATCTAATCAGTTTAGTGAATTTATTTGCAACAAGTGGATTCGCTGGATTTATATCACTATTAGTGATATTAGGATTGCTCAATAAATAAAGGTGGAATTACAAGGGCAGTAGAGATACTGCCCTTTGTTACATCTGTTATAGATTTTCCCAACTACCTGTCCACTTTGTTTCTATGGAGCCAGTAGTTAAATAATTTCTTTGTAGATTGATATGATGTTTCTTCATAACATTAACACAACGAGTTATATGTTGTGTATTAGAACCTGTCATTTCTCTAATCATAATGTATAAAGCTTTCTTATTAAAGTTCTCAATGTTTTCTCTATGTTCAATCAAATAGATTACTGCATTAACAACATCAATATCTTGTTTTCGTTTGAAGACGGTAGTTAAGTTATTATTCCAATATTCAACAAACAAATCCATATACTCTTTTTTAGCACTTACAATATCTTTAAGGTTTGCTTCTGAAATTGGGTCACGTTTATAATCACCGGCATCTTCTTGGTCAGTTTGTTTCATCTTCTTGTAATTGTTGTTATTGTGTAGAATCAAATAGTTCTTTGCAACAATACTAAAATAACTAAATGCCTTTCCTTTACCTTCTGTAAATTTATGCATATTCATATATAAGAAACTTACTACTTCGTGTTTAACATCTTCACTTGGAACATCAAAGTAATAAAACTTAAATGTGTGAATAATGTTTTCTGCTAACTTTTCAAATGCAGTTCTGATATGTTCATTATAAATTCTCTCTCTCATATAAGGACGAGTTTCTTTATTATGACGAATTACTGCCTGTTCAGTTATGTCTGTAAAATAATATCTTGTTGAACCTTTTTTAGCTTTTCTTGGCATTTATACTTCCTTTTCTGTTATTTGGTTTAGTTCGT